GGGAGAATAAGCAGTTGTTAACTTATTTTGACCAAATGGTAAACCTATACCTACATTATTAGGATTTGGTACAATTTCCTCAGCAAAATCATTAGTAGTTCCTGCACCAAATTGTAATTGTAAAGTAGCAGATCCACTATTTAAATTATTACTACTTATAAATCTAGAAACAAATCGATTAGGAACTTTTTTAAGCCTTAAAAGTGAAGGCACATTACCCGACTCACTTGTAGTATTAGGATCAGGACCAAAAGGATTAGTATTCTGTATTGTTTCAAATACTGTTTCTTGAGCTAAATAATCTACCTCAGTCCACTCGTTCCCATCACTATCAATTATATCTAATATTCCCAAAGGTTGGCTAGCTATAATATTAGTTGTTAAAAATTGCTGAGGATCTCCAATTGAAATTGTTGTAGTATTAATAGTAGCAGATATTGCTTCTGCTTTCTTTTTAAGGAGGAAAGATGTTGGATTTCCCCCTGATATTTCATAAACGGATACTGTTGTAGGATCTAAAGAACTAGACTGACTAAAGTCAATACGATTTTGTGTTAAAAATGATACACCCGCAGTACCTGTAACAGTAGAATTTTCTTGTATTATTAAAGAATAACTAAAATCAGGAACATATTCACTACCTACTAAAATAGCAGGAACTGTTTGAAAAATTTCTAATTCTGTAGTAGCAGCTGAAGAAACAGATGGTTTATATCCAAACATATAAGCTAAATCATATAGATTATTACTTTGCTTGGCATATTGAATAAAATTTTCCTGGATTTGATTGTCAGTATAAAAAGCCATAACATCCCCTACGTAAGAAGCCATTTCAATAAACAACATACCCGGAGAAGCAGCACTAAAATCTGTAAAAGTGTTAGGAAAATATGTTTGGGAAAAGTTAATAAGGTTCGACCTCATCTCAGTGAAATTTCTGTTGATATACTCAACATTTCTATTAACTTTTTTACTTGTATTTAAAGATAAGGACATTATAGGGGCATATTAAATTCTACAAATTCATTTAAACTAGAAAAAACTGAGTAAAATATTTGAATTGTAACTGAGTAGTAATCTTCATCAGCTATGGTTTTTACTTCTTTTAATTTAATCGTAGGGAATATTAAACTAATATCTTCCTCTATACTTTTTTTAAGAATTTCAAGTGAAGAAGGATCATTTTGCTCAAAAAGAAAAGCTTGAACATTACTGCCAAAAGAAGGATTAAAAATTCTTTCTCCTTTAGCTGTTAAAAAATAATTAATAAGATTATACTTTATTTGTTCTGCAGTGGTATAATTAATATTAAAAACAGCATCGGAACCTGAAGTAGCAGGAGATTGGAAAGGTACAGACAACCCAATACCCACAGTGGGGTATTGATCAAACGCCGGTATATTTCCAACTTTTATGGCCATTATTTTTTATTCATTAATCCCATTATTTGGTCCATTCCTAACTCTCCGGGGGGTAAATCTCCACCAGGCATTGTACCTTGGGGATTAAATCTAGGTTTAGCATCTGCTGAAGTAAATGAAGCTGCGGTTTCACCTAAAATATCAGCATATTTAGTTCTACGGTCTTCAGTTACAGGAACAGATTTAATAACCTTAGAAGGGGTTTCAACTATAGTTTGTTTAGGAGCCTTAACAGCTTCTAATAAAATTTCTCTTAATTCTTCTTGTATGGCCTCTTTAACGGCCTCTTTAATTAAAGATTTTAATACTTGCGATTTCATTGTTTATAAATATTTACTTAATAAGCTTTTAAATTATCTCTGTCAATAATGAATTTTAATTCATTAATCATTATTTGTTCTACTTGGGTAAAGGAAAGTTCGGTTTGGATTAGCACTATTCCATCTTGGTTTTTCCCAAGTGCCCTTATCCTATCTACAGTAGGTGAATAAGGAACTTTTTCTATTTCTAAAATAAATCCTTGATATGTTGATAAATTAGGTGATTCTTCAGCCTGCTGCTCAACTTGAGCAATCTCAACTAACTCAGGAGAAGGTTGTGGCAAAGTTATAGTATTAGGAGGACTACAAGTTTGGATTTTTTCATCTAGTGATTCTAATTTTTTAATAAAATCATTTACATAGAATGACATTAAAGCTACTGGAACTGAAAACCCATCAATAGCAAATTTAATAGGAGCAATTTTAGAATTCCCAAACTTATCAAATGTTTTATTAGTAATCAAATCATCTAAATCACTCAGCCCAGACACTATAGCTCCAGGTATAATAGGAATAAATTTAGAACCCAGTGAAACACCTGTTTTGGCTATTTTTAATGCAACAATTAGTTTTATTAAAGAATCAATTCCAAATTTAGCTAAACCTAATGTTATTTTAAACCCTTTTAGTATGTTAGATATAGTATTAGCTTGATCTAACACATTATTTCTAATAAAAATTACATTAGCTACTTCCTCCGGAGTAGGACATTCTTTATCAAACTTTATTAATTGCTTTTCTAAGCTAGGAATGATTCGATCGGCGAATATCATAGCTTGTTTGGTTATTAACCCTATAATTAAGTGTATACCACTTTGTTTAAGCGCACCAACAGTGGAATTATTAATAATATTTTCTTCAATTTTAGCCATTAGATAGTTTTACTTACTTTAGATTTAGTTTTAGTCTCTAAATCAGCTTTGATTTTAACTAATGTAGTAATTAAAGGAGTAGTAGAAGCTACCATAGTTGTTAAATATGGAGAAGGATTTTTATTAAATTGCCCCATCCATTTTTGCAATTCACCTACTAACTCAGATAAAAGTTCTATAGTAATATCCCCTTTTAAAATAGGTTCTGTTGCATTTTTATCTCCCAATAATATATTAGGAGAATTTACTACAAAAGTATCTTTACTATCTATATTAACTGAGTTTTGTGAATTTAAATTTATAGATTTAGCAGAACTTAATAATACACTATCCTCTTTAGCATTTAATATTATTCTATTAGAGTTTAATATAACTTGAGGAGATGAATAATCACTAACTACCTCAGGAGCTACATTATATGAATTATAATTAAATATATTAGGCTGTAACTCAATTTGTTGTGTTGTAGTTAAATATAAAGATCCACTATCTTTATTTACATCCTCATTTACTGTAGTCCACCCTTCATCCGTTTTTGGACCTTGACCATTCCTAATTTTAATAATAGGATCTTTACCTTCATACCCCGCTAATCTTATAGAATTACCAAATCTTCCTTCTATAATATAATCACCAATATAGGGTTGTAAGGGGTTTATATTTAACTGTTCAACAAACCCTTCTCCTAAATTAATTTCAGTACCTCCATCGGTAACCCTTCTAACACTACCCGCAGAAGTTTGCGAATAATCCTTTTGTTGAGAAGGAGATAAAGTAGAAAACCCAGGTATTGCATTGTGATGTTGGCTTCCCCAAATATTAATAGGAGGTAGATAATATAACCTATTAGAAGTAGGATTGTTTTCTAAACTTGTAGAAGGTAAAACTAATACTACTACTACTTCGTTTAATAAAGGATATTGTTTGATATTAGGAAATAATGGATAAGCAATAGTAATTGAATTAGTAGTTGTAGGTTGAAACACATCTTCAATAAAAATTGCCCCAATAGAAGCCCATTCCCCAAAATTTTGAAATTCAGGATGAGATTCATCTAAAATAATATCCTTAACCCTACTAGAAAATATATTTTTATTTCCTTTAGATTTAGCAGACTTATCATTCCCACTTAAAGCCCCCTGAGAGAGTCCCGCTATGCCATATTGAAAATTAGGCATTATTTTTTATCTTCCTTAAATTTTTTAACTTCTTCTAATAACTGATATTTCTCATCTTCAGTCATTCCAAAGTTACCATCATCTTGCCCTTCATTATTTACAGCACGTTGGATAATAGTAGCCATTTTGATGAGTTGTTCATCATTTTTAACTGAAATTTCAAGGTATTCTTTTAATAAAGGGACTACTAAAGTAGCATCCCCAATATCTTGAATTAAAGGTTTTAGCTCTGATATAAGAGTAGAAATTTGTTCTTCTTTTTTCTTTTGGTTTAGGTAAATCTCTTCCAATATATCGGAAAATTTTTTCTTACCAAATATTTTTTTATCGAGCTGTCCCATATTTATTCTTTATTTATAAATATGGTTCTTCTTTAAAATTAGTATAACCATTGTTTTTATAAAAAAGATAATGTTCTTTATAAATTTTACCCAATCTATCTGCTATTTTAGTAATTTGAGGTGTTTTAACCTCTACCATTTCTCTTATGTAGATATAAAGTGCTTTTTTATTAAAAATATCTAAAGAATCCCTTTGCTGAAATATAGATAAAATGGCATCTGCAATTTGAGCATCCCTAAGTTTAGGAAATAATTCGGAAAGATTATTTTGGCAATAAGTAACATACTCATCCATAAAAAGTGAATCATTGTCTTTTTCCATAGGGTCATAATCCATATCATATGAATAATTTAAATTATGATATAATTCCTCTACTGGGGCTTTATCAATTCTTTTTTTATAGTTTTTAGTATTTTGTATAATTAAATAACGTTTAGCAATAGTACCAAAATATGAAAATGCTTTTGCCCCCCGTGTAGGATCAAATAAATGAATTTTACTTAATAAAAATGTTATTACCTCGTGTTGGAGGTGTTCAATTTCATTTACTTCTGTATAATAAAATTTAAAAGTATGGATTATATTTTCGGTAAGTTTAAAAAACCCATAATGGATATCCTTACGATAAATCTCACTCCTTTCTTCGGGATCAGAAGAGCCATTGTATCTAACAATAGCATCTTCTGTTTCTTGAGTAAAATATTGATTTTTAGTCTTTTTTTTCCTTTTTCTAGGGGGTAATGTACTCATAATTTATCTATCCTAAAATTAGATAGAACTTTCTGTAATTCTTTGATCTGCTCATACATAAAACCAATTTCATCATCGTTTTTAAATATTCCTTGCTCATCAACTTTTTTCATTTTTTCATCTGAAAATTCTATTATTCTACTGAATTGGTCAAGGTATGTTATATACCCTGCCAATATATCTTCCTGTTTTTCATTCTTTCGTAAAAGGTTAATAGTAGTAAATCCTAAAATTACAACTATTACACTTAATACACTAATTATTATTGTTTCTATCATAGCTTATCAAATAAATCTTTAAGACCTTTACTTTCAAGTTGAGAAAGTGCTTTATCTTTTGTGGATTTCTTAGCTTCTTTCGTTAATGTAAAATTCCCTGCTTGGGTAGGCACGGAATTTTTAAATTTAGGTAACCATTCACGCTCAAATTCAATACGGGCTGCCATTAAATCCGCTTGATGGAGAATAAATGGTAAAGAAGTACGTGGTTTTTGTTCGGGCATAAATGCCTTAAGATATTTCTCATTAGCTACATCATACAACCCATCATGGGTTTGAATAGCTAACATTTCATTAAAAGTATATTGAACCCCATGAGCCTGCAACATAAATAAACCCCGATCAGGTACGGATGAAAATGGGACTTGCTTATTAAACATATAATCCTCACCTAATTTATCTTTTCTCCACTTATCTGTTTGAGGAATATAAGACTCATGTTCTTCGTTACCCATTTTACCTAAATCATGGTTAATAGCAGAGAATACTAATTCTTCTGTAGTAAAAGTAGACATATCTGCTCCTTCTTCTTCCCATAATTTAGCTTGTTTAAGAGCACAACGAACTACTCGGTTTACATGCTCAACATAACCCCCTGGGAATGCGTTATGATATTCTTTTTTATGAGCAGCGGGCATCATCATAATGCGGTCCTCATATTTTTTATAAAATTCAATAAGTTTATTCTTTCTATCACCTGTAATATGACCTGTAATATTCTTGCAGAATTCTTCCCAATTGATTTGAATTTGTTCAGCTGTAAGCATTATACTCGGTTTTGTTCGTTAGGAGTCATAGGTTCACGTTCTACCGTTGCTTTAATCTCCTCAACTAATTCTTCACACTCTACTTTTACGTTATTAACTTCTAAGCTATTTCCTCTTCCATTATGGAATTCAATATGCTTTAATTTAGCTTCGAGATTTTCGAGCTTTTTTTGGATGTGTTGTCTAAAATACATTTTTAAATGGTTTAAAACTGAAGTTACGAATTAAAATTTGAGGAATCAAGTAATTTTTTAAGAAAAGCACATTTTTCATACTCTTCTTGTTCCTCAAAATACTGCATTGATATATTTAATGCCTTCTTTAAATTCTTATATGATTTTTCTTTATTACAAATATCTTTTAATATAGATTTAGAATATGAATCGTTAATATCAAATTTATTAATATATTCA